TACCATCTGAGTCGATCATTATAGTGTCGATAACCAAACTACCATCCGTTAGGATATCGAAGCTATTAATGATACCGTTGGCTCTCAATTGATATCCATGCAGGAAGTTACAACAAGTGCTTTTACCTGCCTGCTTATGTCCAGCAAACGCTAAAATTCTCGGTTCCATTATACAAAACTTTCTATTTGTGGTGTAAGGTTTTCGTGAATTTGATCTATTGTCATATCCCCCACATCCTTGGTAGGGATCTCTGGTCTAAGATAGTTAAATCTTCGTCCGCATTTTTTGATGATTTTATCGGCAGCCTTTTGTCCAGCATCATCCATGTCTGTCAAAATGATTAAGTTAAGGGCTCCAGTTTGCTCCAGCAATAGTAACTGATCATCACTAAGATCTGCACCAAAAAGCCCTACACAATTTTTGTAACCAGCTTCGTGCATTCTCCAAACATCACCCTGACCCTCCACTAAAATCACAGATGCTGTTTGTTTGATGTGTTCTTTTGCAATATTAAGTCCATACAAATAAATTGATTTTTGAAAACCCTTGTTGTAAATCCATTTAGGGTTTTGCGGAGTGGTGTTATCATGAGTTAATCTTCCAGCACAGCTTACATAATTATAGTCTTCATCATACACTGGAACCACAACTCTTTTTCTCATTATCCCAGAATTTACAGAAGTAAGCCCAACATCGAACTCGTTTAACACATCTGGGGAAAAACCTCGCTTCATAAAGTATTCTGATGGAATTGCCAACCTGTTCCGAATTTCTTCTCTTGACAGGTCTGATGATTTCCTAACCAATTGCCTATTAAAAACCTCAAGACTATTATAGTTTTCTCTTCTTAAAGCTTTAGGATTTTCCAAATCCTGCATCTTGCACTTAAGAAAGTCTAAGCAGAACTGCATTGTGTCGTCCATAGAAGCGAATTCTTTATCGCTATGAGCAGATAGCACACCTCTAATGAAGCCAAAGAAACTTCTTTGGAATTGGTCTTGGCAATTATGTGTGAAACACTGCCAACCACCAGCACCCAAATTTGACTCTTTAAAGACAACACAGCCCTGCGGGTTATCACCACCATGAACAGGGCACGCTAAATGATATGAATGATGGCTCTCAAAGAAGTCCAAACCCAGTAACTGAAATAATCGCGGGAGCTGTAGGAACATAGCATCACTAACTTCACTCAAAGTCGTCTGATGAAATTTCGTCATCTACTTCAAATCCTTCATCTCGGGTTCTGTTGCTCGTATGGATTTCATTTCTTGTTCTACCCTCAACCAACTTACCTATAGACCCGTACATATTCATGCTAATGTAGTCACCACTATCTAACATTTGCCCATGTCTGGCTACCACCGGCACCAATTTTCTATTTCCATTTTCAGCACCATCATCAGCGATTTCTTCCTCTGATTTCATCTTAAAGATAGAGAAACTTGTACACAACCAAATCAATCTATCTGAGCCGGATACAACATCTGTAGATTCTTTAGTAATACCATCTCTGTTCAACTGAACAAAGCTCAAACAGGGCACATCGTACTTCACGCAGAAGTTATGCAGCTTAGTGATTTGAAATCCAAGAACCTGATATTCCTGCATTGAACTACTAATACCCTCAGATCCCATAAGTTTCAGATAGTCATAGACAATAAGACAATCTTTAGTCTTTCCATTTTCATCGAATCCCACATGCTGGTAAATCCACTTTCTCATCACCGCTAAGATGTTTTCAAATGATTGTCCCGCAATACTGAGATAGTGATAAGGAATACTTTTGAGTTCTTCACCAGCAGCCCTGACTTTTTCTTTATCTATTTCATTGTCACTAAACTGACCAGTAGAAATCTTATTGATATCAACACCACTCAGATTAGCCAACATCCTGTTTAGATGATCTTCTTTAGACATCTCTGTGTCAAGCATCAAAACTGGGATGTTTGAGTTCTTTGCCACATTGATTGCTACAGCGTCACCAAACATCGACTTACCAACTTTAGGTCGAGCAGCAATTAAGTCCACAGACTTTCGTCTAAGGCCACCACCAATAGCTAAATCATATGCAGTAAACCCTGTGGGGATACCAGCAATATCGCATTGGTTCTCAGCCAAGTAGGCAATGTAGTCCTCAATGTTATCCCCAATGATCTCTGTATTCTTATTTGAGTTTTTGGTAGATGTCTGATGTGGCATCGAGTATTGGCTCTTCAACCTTAGATATCAAATCAATGATATCCTCTTCACCTGTAACTGAATTTAAATCCTTTTCGCAAGCCTTAAGTGTTTGCTTTAGGTCTCTTGCTAATTTTAATTTTGCGATCTTAGCCGCATGTATACCCGCGTTGTCTTTATGTAGGGGAAAATTAAATAACGATCTAATGAACGATATTTCTTGTTTAGTGTTTACATGCTCCCCTACACCTAAATCATTTGCCGCAGAAAGAATCGATGATAATTCTACTTTTGAGTTGTTAGATATCGACTTATGTATACAGTTAAACAAGATTTGATTCATTTCATCATTGAAATGATCCGCTGTAATAAAGTCAATGTCTAGATAGCAATCTAAACCATATTGACATAATCCAGCTAGTACGGCTCTTTCAGCCGCAGTATCTTGCAGTATGGATCTATTTATTTTCTTAGGCATGGGTCACAAACAAAGAAGTCACGAATATGAGTCGGATTAACGGCAACGGACTTGTTGCATTTTTGACACACTTGATCAACTGGCTTATATGGTGCCCTTGTCCTGTTTGAAGGAGTAAATTCTGGAGTTGTAACATCTTTAGCGATTGTGCCATCATCTTGAAAAAGATTAGTTCTTTCTTTATTATCATTCACGGGACTGCCGGATGTTGGCTCGTCTGTTTTTTGTTTAATAGTGAATAAGAAATCTTCAGGTCTTTCTATGGTCATGGTTATCTTCTCCTAGAAAGGTTTGTTAAAATATCTGCCATCTTTTGTATTCTTTCAGATTTTCCATCAAGTGTTGTCACTCTAGCTTCTGCGTGATTCTTGACCCTTAAGATATAACTCGCTGTAGGATTCTCTTTGATAGCAGAATAGTACTTCTCTTGCCATTTGGAAAACTTGCCACCATAATTCTGAATCACTGTAGATATTATATACCAAATACTAGCCTCTGCCCAGTCTAAAATAATTTTTTCTTTAACTTTAGCACCTTCAATATATTCTGAATACGCATATAGCTCATAAGCATAGCAGGAACATTCTTCACTAGATAGTCCTCGAATTTCTTCTGACTTCATATTGAGGATCATTTTTACCTGTGGATTGTCATCGATTGATGGTAGACTTTTACGGGCTAGCCACGAATCCATAGCCTCCAAGAAATTATTCAACTTCTCTTCACCACTATTCAATTTTTCTTCGCCACTCATCTATATCCTCATTATAATTAAGTTCTACTAACCTAATATTATTTAATTCACACCACTCGTGCTTTTCTCTATCTCTCGCTTTAGCTTTGTAAAACGCCATTTTATCTCTATAAAAAAATTGTTAAACTTATGATGCTGCTCTCCATGAACTTCCACAATTAAGTCTCTGTTTGGTATATACAGGTCAGCCCTAAGCGTGCTTTTTCTGATAGCTGTTTTACTTCCAGGTAGTGATATTTCTTCAAGGATTCTATCATAAGGAAAAATTTCTTGTAGTAGTTCCTTGGCCTTGTCATGTAAGGAAGATCTGTTTTCACAAGAAGCTTGGCAATTAGATGGGTGCCAAGAATATTCTCTACCGTCTAATCCTTTAATTTTCACAGCATAGCCTTTATGTTCTTTTCAAGCATATCTACAACTTTAGGATGTGTATCTAAAAAGCTGTACAGTTTATCCTGTCCTTGGAACTTAAATGCTTTAATCACAGCTTCGTCATCATCTGTGTTTAGATCTGGCTTAAGTTCCTTGGCTATATCTTTACATTCTAGCATAAAGGTACAACTGAACCAAGCTCCAGACTTATCTACCATGCCTAAGTCTTGTGCCAGCATAAGAACTTCTTGAGTTTTATCAACACCATGACCATATCTAATCCAGCTTCGTACCTGACCACCGGGAGCACCCATAGACGAGCAAATAACCTGCCAGTTTACAGCTTGACCAATTCTTTCTTTGTTGCTGTTTTCCCAAGGTGACACAGCAGGACTCTTTTCTCCACCACTACGAATTTCTAATCTAGTGTCAGCTTGATATTGGATCTTATTACCACCATCAGCCATCTTGGCTTTACCAAATCCAGCAGTGTTAGCGATATAGTGAGTGATAGCAATCACCAACCCATTTTGCCTTGGTAGTAGCTGCCCCATTTTCTTGGTAAAGATTGATAGAATCTTTGGTAAACCCGCACGTCCGGGTTTAAAGTCTCCATCTAGTTCCTTAGCGGGCAGTAAAGATGAGATTGAATCAATAATCAAAACTGCTCCATAGTAATCTGGGTGACTCATCAACTTGTGAGCCACATCAAGAAATATCTCTGCTGATAATGGCTCATCTTCTGGTTGGATAATTTTCATCTTGTCTGGATCAAGATCAGCAACTTCAAAGTTCATACCCTTCAAACGGCCCTCAACATCTAAATAGATAATTGGGCGAGGGGGATCTTCCTTTTGACAGTTCGCAGCAATCTGCATAGCCGTAGTGGTTTTACCACTTTTAGGATCTCCCGTAAGAGTGAGCCATGTCCCCTCTAGTATGCCACCCCCCAAGGCAATGTCAATAGCAGGACTTACAGAAATAATTTTTCTATTTTCCTGTACTTTTAGTATTTCTGTGCCAGTTGAGATAATATTGCCATAGTCTTTAATGATCTTCGTGATGTATTCAGGTTTCTTTTCTTTCGCCATCTTCTATATTTCTAATCTTAGAGAATAGTGTCTGTTGTTTATTGAACGATTTTCTGTGTTTATAATCTATTTTATCTGGAGTGTCAAGCACTTTCTTTGGCTTTTGGGATTCTTTTTCAACTAATTTAGCGGCATTTGCTACACCATTTTCAACAAATTTAAGTACTAGCACATACTTACCAGACTTATGCAAAAACCCTAGTGAGTAAATATTTCTACCACTAGGGCTATTTAAATATTTTAGCAGAGCATCTTCGCCATATTTCTTGATGAGTTTCCAAGCGACACGCACTTCAACTTCATATTGCTTGTTTTTGGACTTGCTCCAAAACTTATACTCCAGACTGCCTTTATTATCTTTTTCAGCTTTTCTTAAACACACAATTTCGGCAGCGTATTGTGCAGCATTACACAAGCTCCCAGTCGAGATGCTCTTTAACTTTTTCGTGCTGTCTTTTTTCTGAGTCATTTTTAAAGATCATATTCTCAAGGTTTTCAGTGGTTAAGATTCTCTCTGATTCTTTCTGCTCGAACTCATTATAAGGCCAAGTATACTTAGCCACATCTACCATACTACAATCATCCCTCAAATGCAATACTGTTAATGTTTGAAAAGATTGAGAATGAGATCCATCCATAGCTTGGTCTTTCGCAATGCCTCTCATGATGGCTATACCATCTAATCCATTTTCATTTTCAAAGAAAACTTTCTTTTCAGCCCCAAACATATAGAGTTCTACTTTTTTAGGCCAAACATTATTCTTCTGACAATGCTCTGTCAATCTTACCCAAGGATTGGATAGGCCGGGCCTATCATAATCTCCATAAACCTTAACATCATCTGTGAGTGTGATGACCCAACTAATCATAAGTTGTTCATGACACAACCTGTAAAAATAGGAATCAACTTCTGTACAAATCATATAATTAATCCTTGATCTTATGAATTACCCCATCTTGATATCTTTTAGGTATATTAGTTCTTTTTGGACGTGACTCATCTGCTGCGGTAGAGGCTGTCTCTGTCATAACAACAACACCTCTTTCTGGTTTTGTTGCAAACAGATTATTACTAGGAGTATTAGTAATTTTCAGATACTTACTTAATACCTTTTCAGATCTATCTAGTTTTTTTGAAATATCCTTAACATCCATTGATTTGTTATTATCGATGAACTCCTTTTCTACTTTTGAAAGTGGACCCTTCTTCATATCATTCCCCCATTAAAGATCTTCTGGCATGTGTGAAGTGAAGCAAATTCTTAGATGATAAATACTTTTTGTAAAGATCGAACGTAGCCTTGGAAACCTTTTTAAACTTATAAAGTTTTTCATCGATTCTTTTATCCGTTCTATGAGCATCTAAAATTTCTCCTCTTCCAAATCTAATATAAAATCGTTTCTCTTCTTTTTCTTCTGATTTAGTAGATACAATCTTAGCAAAGGCTTTAGATTCTTCTACACTATTTGCATCGACCCCTAAAAAAATCTCTTCTCTATCTGGTAGTTTTGATAATCCTAGTTCTGAAATGTCTTCATTTTCCCACCTACTCATTTAATTTCTCCAATCTTTTCTTTATATTTTGTACACAATCAGCTTCTGATACTCCAGAAATTCTAATTTCAGCTTTGTTACCAATATTATATTTGAACAATCTTTCATCGCTAAGCCTGTCAAAGCCAAGACTACCATCAGGATTTAAAGCTCTAATATCTATATCAAAGGTTATAACAGCCCTGTGTGGGAACTCTCGTTTTGACAAATCTATCCCTCCATAATCCATTTACGTTTTTGTTCATTATTCATAGAGTTAATCTTCTTGTGTAGCTTCTGTTTGTCAGATATCTTTTGTTTCATATTATGCTCTTTTTCCTTGGATTGCAACTCATATTTTCCCATCTTTTTTGTATTTCGGTCTGATAATTGCCCAATTGTAGTTGCTTCACGTCTGACAAAAATATCACCACCGTATATGATGCGTTCTAGAGTCATTTCGTTGCACTGTTCGCATTTTACCAAAGGTTGATCTTTGATAGATTGATACAAATTCTCAATTTCGTGTCCACAATTTGAGCAAACGTAGTCATATAGAGGCATTATCACACCCTAAAAAAGTCGAAAATTTTAACCCAAGTTGAGGGAGGTATTACTAACCATAAAAGTAACCAAATCTGAAAAATACTTATACACCCCAACACTGTCCACATGGCTTTTTTATTATTGTCCTTGGTATTATAGTAAGCCCACTGTATGATTAACACAACCAAACAAGTGGTTGCAGTTTTTATGGAAATAAATTTATTTACTCCATAGTTTTGTATTATTAGCTTGGCAATGGGGTTCTGTTCTACCCCGATTATAGTTTCCGCAGTTAATAATGTATAGAAAATATCAATACATGATACCGCTACAATTATAAATAACTGCAGATATAGTAATATACATTGCATTATCTTAACCTAGCTAATATTCTTGAAATGATATTGTGTCTTATAATATCATCTTCATCGAGTTCACAAATAGATAACCCTCTCACACCCTCCAGTTTATTTACACAAAGACTTAAAGCATTTTCCATTTCATGTAAATCTGTTTGATCAGTATCTCCATTAATAACAGCTTTAGAATCTTGTCCAATTCTTGTTAAAAACATTTTGATCTGTTCAAAGGTACAGTTTTGAGCTTCGTCTAGTATCATAAAACTATTATGAAAACTTCTGCCACGCATATATTCTAAGGGTGCTATCTCTATTGTGTTAGATGCTCGCATAGAATTTACGGTTTCTCTTGATAGATATTTGTTCATCTCCTCCAGTAAGGGCACAACCCAGGGTTGCATTTTTTCACCTAAAGACCCAGGCAAAAATCCAAGCCCTCTAATTCCAACTTCTATCACTGGTCGAGTAATTATGATTTTTTCTATTTTTTTTTCTAGTATATATTCGCAAGCCAGTCCAACGGCTACAGCCGTTTTCCCAGTTCCCGCTGGTCCAGTGCAAATAGTGACATCAGACTCAGCCATTTCTAATATATAATTTCTTTGGTTATCTGTCTTAGCTTTTAATCTTTTCCTAATGGGCTTAGTTTGATGATTATGATGCTTCTGAGATCGTCGCTTAGACATTTTGTCCCCTAATATGGACCATCAAAAGATAGGTGGACTACTGAACTATGTTTAGCGAATACAGCCTCACTATAATCGTTTTGATATGACATTGTTACTTCTACATTTCCACCCTCAGTATTTCCTCCAGTGGTAGATATATCTGTAAGATAGTTGTGTTCACCTAAGTCCCAAACAAAATATGCATCAGCATCAGGTAGTATTTTCTTAGCCGTGATGAGTATCGGTCTATCTACTCGATTCCAATCAGTTGCAGTAGGTGAAGGTTTACCCAGAGAAGAACTAAAATCTGCGGCCTGAGTAAACAGTGAACTACCATTTTTCATATCGTGGGGAAAAGCCTGTCTAGCAGTTCCTGTAAAACTAGCAGTAACAGCCACTGGTAAATTAACAAATCTCCAGAGATTTTGTATACCCTGTCCAAACTCACTATCACCACTAAGGCCAGAAGAGGTGTGTGAGCCAGTCCACCTACCAACATCAACAATTTCAGTGTAGTCAATAGCGACACCTATCGTAATGCTATTAATTCCCGTTATTTTTAAATCACCGAGAGAGTTGGATAAATCAAACATTAATTCTACTTCGTCGGGCAAGATAGAAAAGTAAGATGAATCTGATGAATTTTGTCTTCGTAAAGCAGTTCCGTCATACCTACTATCAGACGGCGATCTAAACTTAACATCATAACCTTTTACAGTATCTCCAGACTGGGGTGTGCCGGGTGTGTCAGAGGCTGTATCCGCTCTTGGTAATTGATCGGTTGAAAAATCTTTCAATTCTAGCTCGGTATTTATTTGGGAATTATCATAATCAGCAAAACGTGTAAATAGTGTTACAGATTCTCTAATAGAACCATCAGTAGCAATAGTATAACTAATATTAGTTAGTAAACAATTTCTATAAGTAACAACAAGGGATTCATCTCTATCAGGATTACCTTCACCAGAAGAATCATATCTATCTGCACCAACACCGGAAATATTATCTTTACCATATATCAAAGTAATGTCATAATTTTTTAAACACTGCTCATCGCTTGTTGGAGCACCCTGCACGTTAATGTTCTCTTTATAGAAAATATGAGATTTTTTATAGGTTGAATAGTTACCAGCATCGGTGCTCACATAATAGAAAAAATTAGAATTTTTATCAATAACTCTGTCTATATTGATTTCTATTTCTTGTTTATCGTAATAATGGAATTGCTGTTGAAATCTACCAACATCCAAAAGACTAGAAGATGGGGCATTTGTATTAACACCTATAGACTGTACTCCAGTTAAATACTTAGAAGAAGAGTCAGTAGGTGTCGTATTACCAGTTGCTGTGTTTCTATCAACCACCAACACAGCTTGGCAAGCATAGAATATTCTATCATTCGGTGTAGTAAATGCCATTTTCAGCCCTCATAGTTTCTGGTTCACTAATACATTATACACACATTAAGAACCAGAACTACCGAATCCACCTGAGTTCCTATCTGTTTCATTTAACTCTTTAACTTCAGTTAATTTAAATTTTGGGACTTCTTGGAATAAAATTTGGGCTATTCTATCGCCATTATCGATGGTTACTGGCATATTACCAGTATTTAATAAGCAAACTCTTACTTCACCCCTGTAGCCAGAGTCAATGACTCCAGCCAATACATCTAACACCTTGCTTAACTGCCATGCCAGATCTGGGCCAGATCAAACCAACAAACGACTTTGGTATGGACAATGAAACTACCAGTATTAATGGTCTCTCTTTCATTTGGTAGTATTGTTTTTGGTTCACAGGCATATAAATCCCATCCAGCATCTGATTCGTATGATTGAGTCGGAATCTTGGCGTTTTCATCATTCAGTTGTATTTCAATATTCCAGAAGCTGGACATTACATGATCAATACATTCTAAATGTCTACCAACAGTATTTGACGTTTCCCCCACTGGATAATAATTAGGATTGGCGAAAACATTAAAGAAAAGATCTTCAGGTTGTTTTGATGTACGTTCATGCATTTTTACTAATTGCTTTTTTCTTGCTTCATGATCACCCATANCTGTCNTCCGATTAAAACNATTCTTTAATAACTTTNCCACCATTTACCATCATAAACGGTCTACCTTGAGGTGAGTAAAACTCCTTATGGGAGTGGATATCTAAAGACTTTAATATAGTCTGTGTCAGATCCTCTGGCGTGTAACCACCGTCAACGCATGACATTGCAACTCTATCAGTCTCTCCAACACACATCCCTGAATTAAGCCCACAGCCAC